TAATTGGTATAATGTAGCTGATGGTTCTTTAAATGGTAAAATTTGGAACTGATCTTTGATATTTCCACCAGGTGCATCGACATCTCTAAACTCTCCTGGCTGAAATGGTTGATCATCATCTCTAATTCTTATACCTCTAGACTTAAATCCTGCAGGTAAATTCGATAATGTTCCTGCATCAAGTAATTGTCTTAAAGATTGTGTAGCTGTTCTGCTTAATCCACCAATCATGTGAGTTAAACCAAAGCCATAAAAACCTAATCCTGGTAAAAATTTGAAATGTACGAAGTATTCTTTTCTCTTTTTGGTCTCATCCATCATATCATAGTTACGATAAATCGATAAAACTTCTCCACTTCCTTCATCAATCGTTACAATGTATGGAACTTTGACTTGTTTCTCTGAATTTTGCATTTCAAATTCTTCTAAATTTAAATCGACATGCATTTCTAATATTTGATAAGAATATTGTTTGTCATTCGAAGGCGTTACTCCTTCTAATTCTTGATATTTCTTTTCTATTTCTGATGGTCCTTTTGATGTAGGTTTTAATTCGACATCTCTATAAAATCCTGCTTGTTGTTTTTTAAGAATTTCATTCTCACCCATTTTCAATACATGAGTAATTCTTTCACAATCCATTAAGTCGGTTGCATAATACGGTACAACTAAATCTTCTGCAGGTATAAATTTAGATACTGCTCTTTGCATCACTTCATCATAATAAACTTTTTTGAATGCAGAGCCTGCAAGCGCTAAATAAAATAATAACTGATCGAACTCTGGAGTATACTCTTCCATCTCTTCAGTGATCATGTAGTTCATAAAGTCTTGAACTCTTTGCGCTTGATCTATCTTTTGAGAATCTTCCATTCCAAGAACTCTAGTTCTTACAGGTCCTTGAGACGGGAGTAATTCTTTATAAGCCTGTGCTTGAAATTGTGTAACAGCCTCGGATAAAAGTGGATGGGTCACGGATGCCGAACCTTTGAACGGTCTCGTCATCTCTGTATGCTTAATACCTAGGAGATCTAAATTATTCGTATAAGATGTTTCCCAATCCTTACGTGAGATTCTATCCTTTTTATAATCGTCAAGCAATTCATTCGACATTCTTTGTAGAACATCATCAGATATATCTTCTGCAAGGTTTTTATAAAACTCTTCCTCTGCAGAAATAGCTTCGTCTACTGTTGGAACTTCGTCTTCTGAAGATTCTAACTCGATATCTACTTCTTCTGTCTCAGGAGTTTCCGACTCCGTCTCAATTGCTTTATCGATTTCAGCCATTAATAAATTTTAGTTTTCTTATTTCTACCTAATTTGCATTTAGCCATAACAGATCCGCCAGATTTAAACAAGGGTTTTTCGAATCTAAAACCAAATAGTGATGGTCCTTCTGAAACTTTTTTCATACCAGCACCCATATTTTTTCTTCTTTCCTCTGCTGCTTTGTTTGCTGCTTTAAATTTATCAATACTAGATTGTGAAAATTTATTATCTGTTTTAACACCAAACATTTTAAAAGGCCCACTTTGTAAAACATCTTTCTCTACAATTTTACCTGGAACTTTTTTAACTATATCTGGTTTAGCAATTGGTAAGCTTGGAGTTTTACCTCTCATAGCTACATCTGAAGTCATTGCTTTTCTAGCTGAAGCCATTTTATCTCCTGCAATCCCAGATGCTGTTTTACCACCTAACATCCCTAATTTAGATGCACCGATACCAAGAGCTAAAGCTCCTAATATCTTATTTCGTCTTCTTGATTTTTTTGACATGTCTTAATCTCCTAATAATATACGTATTTACGTTCTCTATAACTTTCCATCTCATCCTCGTCAGCATAAGTAGTTATAAAAGAACCTTGCCGATATCTTAACATAGCTTGTGTCGTACTGTCTACATAATCGTCATGTTCGCCATGAGGGAATGCTGCACATTCCTCAATAACTTCTTGAGCCCAATGTTCGTCTCGAGGATAATATACTTGCCCACTTTCGAAAATAGGTGCAGTGGCGTTGACCCGTGAGTGTTTGTCCTGGCCTCGTCCTGGTGTGTAATCCATCACCGGTATCCCCATTCTTCTAAATTCTTGTAATAAACTTTGACCACTGGCTTTAGCCTCAATGATCACGGTCTCTGGATTCCAGTATTTATATTGATCAAGCGCCACCATTTTTAATTCTGGAAAATCATATTTACCTTTAATAGCATCCAGTAACATAATTGCATCTGGCCCTGATTCGTGAGGCGTGAATATTCCCCACGTAGTAATAGCTGAGTAGTCGGCAGTTTCTTTTTTACTGAACGCTGTATCATAACTTTGAATAACATGTTTTAAAATTGGAAAGTCCCCTGTCCATGGTTGCCACCATTCTCGTTTTAAAATCGCTCCTTCTTCTGAAGTTGGATTTTGCATATATTGAGCAGACCAGTTTCTAATGGATATAGACGCTTTAACCTTTTCCAGTTCCTCTAGGGACCAATACTCTGGCCACACGGGTCTCGAATCTTCGCCTTCTCCTAAAATGGCTGGGAAAGAAATTGTTTCCCACTTATCTGCTTTAGGTTCATTTTGTGATTTTATTAATCGACCTGTTAAATCATCTTGAGCCCATCTTGTCATTACCAATACAATTGAGCCTCCTGGTTGTAAACGTTGTCTTGGTCCAGACAAGTACCAGTCAAAAGTTCTTTCCATCGCTGAATCAGACATTGAGTCTTGTTCAGTATGTGGGTCATCGATAATAAGTAAGTCCGCCCCTCGTCCAGTGATTGAACCGCCTACCCCCGCTGCAAAGTATTCCCCACCATGATTGGTCTCCCAACGTCCCTTAGCTTTACTATCTTCTCGTAGTCTAACATCTCCAAAGATTTGTTTATACTCTGCACTGTCAATTAAATTTCTTACCTTAGCACCGAACCTTGCAGAGAGTTCTGCGTTGTGTGACACCTGCATAATTTTCATCTTAGGAAACTTCCCTATCATCCAAGCAGGAAAATAGATTGAAGCAAATTCAGATTTAGTATGCCTAGGAGGCATATTTACAATGAGCCTTCCTTTTTTGTTTTTAGATATCTTTGTAAACTCATGAGCAATATGTTGATGATGGCCCCACTTATCAGGATCTTTATCAGTACGGCATATGAAGTCTGGCCAAACATTCTTTACAAAATATAAGAAGTTATCCTGACATAATTTTATATGTTGAAGCCACACTTTTTCGAGCCTCTCTCGTAATTGATCGGTGGTCAATAATTCTGCTTTAGTCATCTAGATTCAATATACACCTGGGTCCCCTAAAAATAAACCCCTGTATTCTACGAAGCCTAACTCCATGTATCTGTCCTACAATGTTAAGGTAAATAATGTAAGAACCTAAAAATTTTTAGGTAAAAAATTGAAAAAAGTTTAATTTGATTTTTGAAAGTTGACTGGTACCTCTACCAGGTACCACGCCCCACGGATCCCGTGGGGCGTTAGTTGTTAGATTGTTATTATTAATATTACTATTAATAATAAGAAAGTTACTGAGCAATAAAAATCAATACTACTCATGTTTTATATTGCCTCTGTTGTAAATAAAGCAATCGAGCATTAACAGAGTTTTTTAATTTATTAACTACGTTATGCCATTTTTTATCATCATCAGTATTTAATTTTAAAATATGAGTATTTGAATCTATACCATTTTCAAAACTAAATTTAACTGAATTAGTTGAGGGCGTTATAACGCCCTCAACTGTTATTGTATATCCTTTATATTTAAAAGGTATCATTTACTTAGATCGTTTGTAGTTTGTTTTTAATTCAACTGACTCACCATCAATTAAAAAGCTTTCATACAATTCGGGATGTTTATCCTTAAAAGCTTTTATATCAAATCGAGTTGTGGCTTTTTTAATTATTTCTAATGAATAATCAAAATTATTAAAATGACCAATAACAAAGCCCCCTCGTTCCTCGACTAGTGGAAGGGTTTCATCCTTTACAGTTGTCCAAAGTTTATTAAACGATTTTCTATTGTCGTTTAATTTACAAGTTGTAAAAAACTTTTGATTTATATTAGCCTCAAGTTTTTTATGTTTTTTCATCGTTTGTGATTTCATTTTTATACCTCTTTTGTTAAGTTGTTTTTTATGTTTATCACATGTCCCATTATCATCATATTTGATAAGATGTCAAATAAATATTAAAGGGGGCAGAGCTGCCCCCTGAAACTAGTTTAGAATAATTCTAAAAAAGAATTAAAATGAGTAATAGCAGCCCCACGACCCCAGGAAAGAAAATAAATATCCTTAGTATAAAAGCAATAAAATGATCCATTAAGATGCAATCTTAATAAAAGAATTGGTTTCAATTTTCTTGCCCAGACCCTTTGCAACCAATCCAACAATCACGCCCCTCGGATCTTTGAACCTCAAGTCGTGCTTATCCCCATCAATAACCCTTCGACTCATCCATCTTGAAGGTAACTTATCTTTAAACACAACGGCAATATTTGAACCCTTTTTTATGGCTGCCAGTTGGTCCTGGTGATTTGTACCCGAGTCGCTAAACGTTACATGATAATTATTTTTATCATGATCCAGATAATTTAAAACTTTGGTGTAATCATAAAATTGCACATCTGGGTGTAGATCCATTAAAGAGCCCCCACCGTCAACTTTGTATTTAAACCATGGAAGGTCACTTGTCCCGTTGAGTCGAACGGCAAATTTATACCCTTGAGATCTAGCCCGTTTTTTTAGTTGTTCAATTTCTTTGGATAGTTCCCACAAGAACCCGTTTTTATTATTCCAGAAATAATTTGTTTTATCTATTCTGGCACGTTGAACGGATCCCATCTGGCCACGGCCAGAAGTATTTAAACATGGTTTAATACAACCCCCGTCCCCTTTGGTTGCCTTAGGGCAAACGTTCCTGCCACTCAAATCATATGGGGCCAAATGAAGGATAGCCGTTTTATATCCGAACGCCTCGCCTTTGGCCATTTTAGTTTGGCTATAATAATTTAATAACATTTTTTTTACCTCTTTTGTTAGTTGTTAATATCCCATTACCATGAGCTGCCACCAGCTGTCAAATTAATTTTTATTTTATTTTCCGGTCTCTTTAAAAACTTCTGCTGCCAAAGATCCACGGACCCAGGACCAACGGCCAAAATGTTAATAAGAAGAATTGAAAAAAATCCCATATGCATAGTCATCGATACACGCCCATATGTATAGTCACTCATTCAAAATGTTAATAAGAAGAATTTTTAAAAAACCCATAGGCAAGGTCTAGTATTCATTTTTAATGTTAATAGAAAATAGGCATGACTATCCCATAGGGATAGTCATCCATTCATTTTAGTCCCGTGAGGCGTGGGACTTGGTTCATGGCGTCTTTTAAATTTTTGAATTTTGCGACAATACTCACGGTTCTCGGTTCACGAACCACGGCAATTTGATATTCTACAGAGGTTCTCTGCGAGAGTGCCTCTCGC